TTATTCTGCATCACGCAGGCTCTTATAGATTTCCCCAGAGAAGATACCTAAGACCTGACGTTTCACCTCATCATTTGAAAGCAAGAGGGAGAAGAAATCCTGATTCTGCGAAAGCCCCTCAATAAGCGCATCATCAATATCATCAAAGTAAGAAAACTCGAAGTCATTCTGGGTGTTGTTCTTTGCACTGGTTTTCAACTTATCAGATTTCATCATGATATCTCTAATCTGAAGCATGGCTTTGACCACGACATCATTGTCATAAGATTTTCCAGTACGGCTGTTGATTTCATCAATGATTTCTGACAGTTTCTTTTCTTTATCTTCGGGCAGACCAAAGTGCTCTGCTGTTGGTAGCTTCATAACCGGATTAGCGACCAGTTTAGGTTCAATATGTTCTTCGCCTTTTTTCTGAACAAACTGCGATGCTTTGATTTTTCCATCCAGATTAAAACCACCGCCCGGATGCTTAATGTTGATGTAAGCCAGCAGATAAGAAATGAAGTTGTACTTTTTATGAAGATCGTTATCCTCAAAGCTGGATACCTGCAGCAAAAATTCGTAATAGCGTACAAAACCACGCATCGTTGCTACTGCTTGACGTTGCTCTTCATACTCATAATGCTCCAGCAGCTTTTTGCTTTTTTGCAAGAAGAACGTCAGACGTTGCTTTTGCTTACTTGTGACTTTATCGCTGTATAGAATATCATTAGCGGTTTCAATGTCTGCTGGGTCAAATAGGGCGTAGGCATCAATCTTCGCTTCCAAATCATAGATAGCACTCGGTGTTACAGAGTTTGCCAACAGTGTCGTCGTATAATACGGTGCAAATGCTGCCTTGATATCTTCATAGCTATTTACGAAGTCAAGCACAAAGGTTTTCTTCTCATATGGCGGGCAGATACGATTCAGGCGCGATAAGGTCTGAACGGCATTTACGCCTTTTAGTTTTTTCAAGACATACATTGCACAGAGCTTCGGCTGGTCAAATCCGGTTTGGTATTTATTTGCTACCAGAAGCACCTGATATGCATCAGAGTCAAATTCTTTTGTAAGCCGATCTTCTGCAAATCCATTCAAAGAAGCCTCTGTATATTCTTTGTCTTCACCATCAAGCTTTACCTTGCCAGAAAACGCCACCAGCGCATGGATGCCGTCATATCCTTTTTTGGTAATGTACTCTTCAAACGCCTGACGATACTTTACGGCGCCCTGACGTGATGCAGTGATAACCATTGCCTTTGCCTGACCGCCCAGTTCCTGCATTACTGTTGTGCGGAAATGCTCAACGATAACCTCAATACGCTGTGCGATGTTGGTCTCATGCAGTTCTACAAATCTAGCAATCTGGCGTTTTGCGCTATTGGTTTTGCATCGAGGGTCATCCTCAATTTCTTTGTTGAGCTGATAGAAAGTCGAATACTCCGTATAGTTCTGCAACACATCAAGGATGAAACCTTCTTCAATAGCCTGTTTCATGGAGTAAACATGAAAAGCCTCTCTCTGTCCCTTGGTATTCAAACGACCAAAGAGCTGAATTGTTGTAGGCTTTGGTGTTGCAGTAAATGCAAAAATAGAAACATTGGCCTGTTTGCCGTTGCGTCGGATTTCATCTGTAATCAAATCTTCCACATCGGCATCAACTTGCTCGCCAGAACCGAGGGACATAGTAACTGCAGCCATATCTTTGCCAGCAGTTGAAGAATGCGCCTCGTCAATAATTACTGCAAAACGCTTGGTCTTTAGGTCTGCTACGCTATCAACGATATATGGGAACTTCTGAATTGTAGTAGCAATAATCTTTGTATTTCCATTCAAAGCAATGGCAAGGTCAGCTGAGTTGCATTTATCATCCATCACTCGAATAAGACCAGCTTTATGTTCCATACCCATAATGGCTTTCTGGAGCTGTCGGTCTACCACAACACGATCGGTCACAATGATAATATTATCGAAAATAATCTTATTGTTTTCATCGTGTAGCGAAGTCAAACGATGGGCCAGCCATGCAATAGAATTTGTTTTACCAGAGCCTGCGCTGTGCTGGATCAAATAATTCTGAGCAGTAATATTTTCATGTACATCGGCCAGTACCTTTCGGATTACATCAAGCTGATGGTAACGAGGAAATATCAAATTTTCTGAACGCTTGATTTTACCGGTGTCGTCATCAACTTTTTCCTTGGTCTCAACAAAAATGAACTTGCTGATAAGGTCAAGCACCGTGTCTTTGGTAAGGATATCTTCCCACATATAAGAAACACTGTACTTATCTTCGTATGCAGGATTACCAGCACCAGCTGTAACGCCGGCCCCATTACCCATATTGAACGGCAAAAAGAATGTTGCATTACCATCCAATTTGGTGGTCATGTAGACTTCCTCCAAGTCCATCGCAAAATTTACCAAGCATCCGGCCTTAAAGCGGAACAGGCGAGTTTTAGGGCTGCGGTCAGTACGGAACTGATAAATCGCATCCTGATAGGATTGCCCAGCAGCATTACACTTCAACTCGAACGACATAATTGCCAAACCGTTCAAGAAAATTACGACATCGATACGCTCTATGTCGCTGGCCCAGACTTCCTCCATAGCAGAGAAAATGTTCTGGCTGTATTTCTTCGATAAGTCCGGATTGAATGTCGTTGCAGGCTTCGTATACATCAATTCCAATTTTTGATTCGAAAGCTCAATGCCGTGCTTTAGCACTTCAATCAGGCTGCCGCGTGCCTTTGTCGTTTCTGCATTGATGAAATTAACAATGGTTTCCTCTAAATCTTCTTTATAGATTTTACGCAAATATCCCATTGTTTCAGCTTGCGTGTCATTGAGGAATTTGAATAGCAGTTCACGGTCTATTGCAAAGTAACGGTCAAAATTGGTGCCCTTACGGATGATATATCCGTTATCTTTTTCCAGTCGCTCAAGGAGGAATTTCTGGTACTCTTTTTCCGACAATATATTATTCATGTGTTGGCACCTCCTTTTTTCCGGTAACATACTCAAAAATGAGTGATTTTTTATATTCATCCAGCGTTTCCAGCTGGGTCTTTTTGTCTGCGATAACAGCATCCGTTTTCTGAATAACGGTATCAATATATTTTACAATAGCCACCTGCTCATCAATTGGCGGAACTGGATATTGCAGTTCGGCCAACTTATTCCACCGCAGATCACATGAACGCACACGAATACCCGTTGCCATTGCAATGAAAACATCACTATAGGCCATGCTTCGAAGGTAGTACATGATGTAACGCTTGTTTTGCTTAGTTCCCAATACATTTAGTACTGGTGATGCCTTGCCTCTGGAGTCGGATATGCCTATCGCACCGGCAAAACCATCCATACCATGCACAACAAGGTCACCAACATCAATTCCCTGATAACCGATTTCCTTGTCCGCCATTGTAAATCCATCTTCACGGCGATTGCTTCGAAGTGTAACTTCTCCATCACGGAAGCAAGTGATTACACCATCAGTCTCTCTGATTGGTTTTTGTATATAGCGAAGAAGATATTTGCCACGAATACATTCCCAATGAGCTGGCATTTTTCCAATCCACTTAACATTACTATCCTTCATGTCAACATCTGGATTCAAGCCTTTCGTAACCGCCGCTGTGATAACAGAACGCTTATACTGTTCCAGTGTTTCGATCTGGGATTGAATGTCGGCAGATAAGTCATCAATTTGAGCGTTTTTTACATCCAAAAAGTTAGCAATCATTAGCTGATCTCTTAGAGGAGGTATCGGGATATAAACTGTTTTGACATCAGTTTTATTTAATTTTGGTTGCGCTGAAGATATACCTTTTTGAATCAATTGTTCCCATACAAAGTGAGCGTTACCTAAATATAGTAGATAATGTTGGTACATCGTTTCGTTGGTCCGAATAAGAAACATATTGGGGCCAAGCGTGGCAGGTATATTAGGTTTTGGCATTTCACAGAACAGCCCTGCATAAGCCCCTACATTCGCAACTAATATTTCTTTCCCATACAATTTTGATTTTGATAGGTAATCGTATGAATTTTTATCAACATAAACCCCCGCATTTTGCAAATTTTCTCTTAAATCTGTGAGTCTCACAAGTCGAGCATAATCCTCGTAATCGAGATACTGTACGTTTTTTGCCAAATCTCCAAAAGACCCATTCGCAGTATAATCTGTTAAAATGCCTATTACATTTTTTAGACGACCCATTTGCCAATCGTGGGGGATTACTGGAAACCAGTCCACACCACTTTGTATCATCTCACGCATTCGTTGCCACCTCCTTTTTCTTTTTATGCTTGTGAACAAAAAGTACCACTATCGCCACAATTCCAGCAATAGCCGCTATTCCACCCACAATGCTCAAAAACATGACCCAGTTTACAAACAGCCATTTAGCAGCAACAATCACACCATAAGTAATCGCCCACAGCACAACAAACAACACAAGGCGAATCAGCCAATGAAAGAAAGATCCGCTTGTCCTACCGTCAATCATGCCTATATGATACATATCACCGACACAACGAAATGCAATACCATAGGCCACCGCGCCAATAACCGCCAAAATCAAATATTCTTTATACCACTCGATCGGCAATCCAAGAGGGTCAATCAGTATGTCGAATAAGAATTTAAACATTCATTTTCCCCCTTATTCAAATAGCTTTGCTACGCGCTCACTAACGGAAAGCTCCAATTCGGAGAATCTTGCTTCCAATTCTTCGCTCGGCGTAGGCTGCTGGTATTTGTAGAAATAGCGTGTAAATGGAATTTCAGCGCCTACCTTAATAACAGGCTTCTTTGCTCCGAGATTCTCTTCAAAGAAGGCAACCGCATCAGGAATGTGAGGTAGCACCTCTCTCGCCATATAGGTGTCAATGTCCTCTTCAAACTTAACAATTTCTGTGTCTTTTGTCTCCTTGTCATAGAGGATATTGCCCTTTTTGTCACGCTGGATTTCCGCATTTTTGTCCATCTCAGATAGACCCGCTGCAATTTTATCAATGAGCTTTTTATCTGCAGTAGCCTGCGCCAGTGCCTTAGTGAGCACAGGTATGAATTCCTTTTCTTTCAGATATACAGTATCCGCAACGGCTGCTTCCAGTGCGGCGACAATAGCCTCAAATACCGGCTTATTATTCTGGTAGTTCTCCAGCTTCTTTGCGTCCTTGCCTGTCAGCTCCTCTGCATTTTCCAGTTCCTCAACCTTAGCCTCATCGTAAAGAGCAGATAATGTTCCCCTGGACAGCATATCCTGAATACGTTCCTCGGTAATGGCATAGCTACGCTGGAGAGGCTGCATGACCGCATACTCCCGATATATAAACTCTTCATTATCATAAATTTTGCAGATTTCACTTTCTGCAAAATTAGCATACAATTTTGTGATGGCACTGCGATCTTCCGGAGAAATCTCGTTTTTCTTGTTTCCTAACGCCTTGCGTAGTTTATGGAACATTTGAGAAGCATCAATCAGTTGAATCTTGCCCTTGCGCTCCGGGCGTTTATTTTTTGAAAGCACCCAAATATAAGTAGCAATACCAGTGTTGTAGAACAAATCTACTGGCAAAGCGATAATGGCTTCAATCAAATCGTTTTCTAACATCCAGCGGCGAATCTGACTCTCGCCGGATGCAGTACCACCGGAGAACAACGGGCTGCCGTTTTCAATAATAGCCGCACGACCGAAGTTATCATCCATCTTGTCAATTGCAGACTGCAAGAACAGCATCTGCATATCACCAGAGCCAGGCAGGCCTGCACCCCAGCGACCGTCAAAGCCCTTCTTGAATTCTTCATTGACTGCATCCTCTACTCCTTCGGCAGCATCCTTACCGCCCCAAGGTGTACCAAAAGGTGGATTCTCGATTACAAATCGCATTTTAGTCCCGTTAAATCGGTCAGCTTTCATGGTGTCCTGATAGCAAATGTTGTCAGCGTTCTGACCCTTAATCATCATCTCAGCAAGGCAGATGGCGTAAGACTCAGGATTGATTTCCTGACCGAATAAACGGACGTCCGCAGTGGGATTATAACGTTTGATGAAGTTATACCCGGTAGAAAGCATACCACCAGTTCCACAGGCTTGGTCTAAAACTGTGATAACCTTTCCATCGTCAAAAATATCGTCACAGCCCTCGGCCAGCAGAATGTTGACCATAAGCTTAATAATATCGCGTCCTGTGTAATGATCACCAGCCTCGGCATTTTCAGAGAACTTACGAATCAGTTCTTCGAAAATGTATCCCATCTTCACATTGTCAATGGTACGAGGGTTCAAATCCAGTTCAGAGAATGCTTTCACTACGCTGAGAAGACGATTGTTTTTATCCATCTTGTCTATCTGCTTGTCAAAATCCAGGCTCTTAATGATATCTTGAATGTTAGAAGAAAAGCCCTGTATATAAGACTTGAAGTTAGCTGCCAAATGGTCTGTATCATTCACCAGCTCGGCAAGGTCAAAACCACTGGTGTTGTAAAACTGATACCCTGAAACACGGTACATTGCCTTTGCAGGGTATGCCGGATTTGCTTCATACTGAGCAACAACCTTATGCTTTGTCGGTGCCAAGGCACACTCGAAACGACGGATAATAACCATCGGAATGATTACGTCCTTGTACTTATCACTCTGGTACGGCCCACGCAGCTTGTTTGCGATAGACCAGATAAAATTTACTTCTGTTGAAACGTCAATAGGGGAATCATCCCACATTGCGTCGATTACTTGTTTGTCTGCCATTTATTTTTCCTCCATCTTTGCTGGGCATATTTCTCCCAGCTTAGGTATATTATAATTTTTTTGCTGTCCCATAGTCCGGACTCTTTACGAGTCGCTGACTGCCTCATCGTCAATGCCCATCATCATTTTATAATGTTGTTCTTGGTGCATCGCTTTGAAAATCAGTTCAAAAACCTTTTTACAAAGTTCCGTATCACTGCCATCATCGATATAATTGAATCCGTCGCTGATAACCGCGGAGCTATCATTCATATACGACAACATGCTGGATGCCAAGGTATAGCGGTCATAATTCGGCTTCTGGCCTTCGATTTCATCAACAAATAGCGGCCTATGTTTCTCAAGAACTATATGGTGCAAATCATTTCCTTCATAACCGCACAGCTGAACAAAGTAGTATTCCAATATACGACGAATAACATTTTTAATTGTATTCGTGGTTTTTAGTTCTTTATATTCATCCCAAAGTGCCGCATAGGAATTTTGAATCGGATTGTAATTCTCCAGTTCGGTCGGTACTCTCTGGCTTGTTCTGGTACAGTGAGTAATCCTTGATACATTTTCTGTTTTTCTAATAATGTATAACGATACACTACGATATCGTCTCTCTTGATGATGGGTAACTTCTTTATGAAAATACACATTGTGAGTTAACACAAAAATCTGTTTAATGAAATCCCCATCTACTTTATGACTACGATAGTCCGTGTTGTTATAGCAGACCTCAATCATTTCACGCACAAGTGCACTCACGATAAACAGCGCACCACTATCCATGCTGGAAACCGGGTCATCAATCACTACAATTTTGTCTTTAACCGCCTCGCTGCTCAAACTGCCGCGAACAAGGTGATAGAAGTACAAAAATGCTATAAAGTTTCGTTCTCCTTCGCTCAGCTTTTCAGCTACACTTCCATCCGGACGAAAAACCTCGTATGTGTTCGGTACACCATTTTTTTCATGCAGGCTGAATCCCTCAAAGCCAGAATTATCAAGCAGCTTGTTGATGCTTTCTATTGTTGCTTCTGTATTAACTATTTTTTTATTGAGAGCGTTGGCTTGTTCTTTCAGCGCAAATCCGTCTTTCTTCAGCTGCTCCATCTCTTTCTGAAGGTCACTGATTTCTTTATCAAGTGCTGCTACTTTTGTTCTGTAGTCCGCAACATCTGCCTTCAAATAATCAGCAAGATATTCCCACACTTCCTGTTTGCATTTAACTTTCTTAGTTTTAAGGTCACCGACGATATCGTTGTTGGCCTTTATTTTTTTGTTAAAGCCGTCAATGATAGTGCCAATTTCAATCAGTAGGGAATCCGTGTCTTCAAGAGAAGCAATGGATGTCGGCTCCTTAATTTTTGCCTCGATTCGCTGTTTATTGATGGTAATGGCATCGGTCAGCAGCTGGATTTTTGTTTGATATTCAGTCAAGTCAAATCCAGGCATTGCAGCGCCAATATTTCCCTCCAGAATACTGACAACAGAATCCATTTCGGAAATATAGGTGCTCTGAAAACTTGCAATGTTTGCAATATCCTCTTGATACTGTGCATCAAAACAAGCAGCAATATCTTTATCAAACCCTTTCGGGAGTGTTTGCTGGCAATAAGGGCATTTTCCATCTGACTGGCCTGCAAAATGTGTATGTCCACTCCGCACCCAATCGGTAGCATTCAATGCCTTTATAAACTTTGCAAAATCCGTATCACTGCTGCTAGATATTGCTTTTCCCATGAGATCATATCCCGGAAGTGAGGCGTATGTAACCTTATCGGCCTTTACCATTTCATTGTATAACTGTGCAGCGCCTGAATAAACGGTCTCGCACAGTGTTTTCAATTCTTCATAGTTATGGGCAACTGGTGTTACCGACATAATTTCTGGCATAAAGAGATTTGCACGCTTTTTACCAACAATAGCGCCATCAAATATTGCACGGAGCTCGGCTGTCTTTTTCCAACAGGCATCTTGCAAATCTGTCAGAGCCTGTTCTTTTTCTGCTGCTTTTTCGCCTATAGTTACTTTTCGTGCACTATAATCTTCGCCTTTTTTCTTTCTATCGGCATTTAACTGCTCCACCTGCTCCTGAATAGAAATATTTGTTTCATTAACAGTAAAAACTCCTGCGAGATTATCATAGTTTTTCAGGTTGGCATCGATAAATTCTGTATCATATACCAGCACATCGTAATCCGCAGCAGAACGACCGTCTTGCCATTGCACACCACTATCTGATCGCAGAGTACGAGCAATCGTTGATTTGCCAGCGCCGTTTCTTCCATAGAAGAAATTAACAAATGTTGGCTCCACGACCTCATTCGTGAAAGTTGCATCGTTAAGCATGATTTTTTCAATTGCCGATTTCATTTTTTGTTCCATACACAAATTCACCTCCGTCGTTATTCTTTAATTCTTCCTTCTCTGACCCATTCATCAACTTCAGAAATTTTAAATTTATATCTTTTTCCAGCTTTGTATACTGGCAGCTTTCCATCTTTTATCCATGCACGAACTGTGTCTTGGCTTATGCTGAGATGATTGGCTACATCTTCGAGATTGACCCATTTTTCGATTTGCATGTTTTCATATTCTGCGCTCATGCTCTACCTCCATATTTGTTAGCGGATAAGTGTTTATAGTAATTAAAGAGAGAATACTCTAAGCCCAGCTTCTCTAAGCACCTCTACCATATTGATTTTCTTAATAGCCCAATGCATTCTATTCAACTCATTAAAACTGGATGTCCCTTCTATTCCAAGCTCTGATGCAAGCTCGTTTAACCTTTGCTGCGGCACCCAGTTCAACACTTGGTAATAAATTTTGATGCCATTATCCTGAACTTTTATGTCGGTAATGATTCCATATACCGCTTTATGTTCTGAATCCGTTTTTCCATATAGCCGGTTTTCAGTTGCGATTATCGCTGGAAATGTTTTGATTACGGAAATAGCCTCAGGTGTTAGCCCTGCATAGCTATTTTTCAATTCCTGAGCTGTACTCTCTGTAAGGGCTCTATCCTTTCTAACAAGGAAATGCCTCGGCTCATCCAAGTCGTCGTTTCCAACTACAATCAAGTTGTAAAAGTCCGGGTTGAACTCCAGCGAAGCGCCAGCGTCAACATCACATCCGGCTGGCTGACTTCCATTCAGTAATACCACATTATAATTATTGTTAACTGCGTCTGTATGTGCCACGAGAGTATGCCCATCACCGGGCAAGTTAAATGTAGCTGCTTGTGAGTCCGCCTGTAGCGCTCCTGGCTCCGAAGGCTGTAATTTATTTTCCATCCTTTTTGCCTCCATAATAGTTATTTTCAATCTTGTCAACATGATTGATAAAACTGTTATTGTTGCCGGTGACATTGAAATTGAACATCATCTGTGGTGCCGGTTTAACTGTTTTCTCTTGTTGTTGGGACTTATCTTCTGCATCGCTGTCCTCAACCACTTCGGCCTCTACCGATATTGTTTCATTCGGGTCTATATATGTCAAAGTAATATCTGTAGGCCAAGTTTCACCTAAAGTGCCTTTATAATCTCTTTTTCCCCTACCTGCAGGAGGGCACAGTTTATTATAGGTATTCTTTCCTTCGCTATTTTCATCCCAATGCATCACGGCATAGTGCCATACACCCAGTAAAAATGCAGGAAAGCATACAATCGAAAGGTCGCCAAAGGCGGCCTTTTTTATTTTGATGCCATCTTCCTGAATAGAAAACTCTTGTTTGCTTCCTATTGCTTCGTCTTTATCAATCAAATCCATCAACGCTTTAACCAGACGGATGTCTTTCTTTGCTGCCGTTCCCGTTTCCAAAAAACGCTCCACAAAGGCATTCATATCTAAAAGCACTGCTTTGTAATCTGTTTGAATACGGTTATTAAATTCTTGAATTACAGCCACATCTCCAAAAGGAAGATACTCTCCCTTTGAGATTTTGCAGGCTTTATAATCATTCGTCTTTCCTCTAAGTGCACCTTTCTGAGGCTCCTGATAATCCGGGTTAATAACCCTGAGTAGTCCCACAAATGCATCTGGGTCACTTAAGCCATCGCTATCGCCATTATAATGCTCTCTCGCTTTTATGCGTGGTTTCAGAGCCTGAAGCACCAAGGTAAAGAACGTCCCGCCACATAGTCGTGGAAAGTCATTATTTGTCATTAGCTTGTCTCCATTTTACTCATTTTGTCAGTCATCTATATTGGGGCGTAATCCAAGACAATCCCAAACAAACCCCACTAAAACCTATTATATCAGAAAATCTACACTTTTTCAATTAACTGCGTGTAAATATCGATTTTAAATCGTTCTTTTTTCCTCCGACCTTAAGAACCTTACGAACTACGGCACCCGACCGTAGGAACTATTGGATAGACCTTGTGAGTTATCACAGGGTCTTTTTTCTCCTGTGCTGGCTCGCAAATAAGCCAATCACAGGAGGAGAAAATCATGGCAATCAATGAAAATCAAAGTAAAAAACACCGTATCTATCTCAAAGCTACCCGTCAATGGGTAGAAGTATCCGAAACCGTCTATCGTGAGCACACCCGTTTTTACGATGCTTATCGCAAGAAAGCGCAGTATCACGGCCAGTGCATTTGCCCGAAGAACAAGTTCTGGCTTTGCAATGGCGACTGCTTCAACTGCGAGTTCCGTCGCGGCGGGGACATGCTTTCCCTTGATTTTACATCAGAAAATGAGGACGGCGATACCTGCACTCCGCTAGATGCTATCCCGGACAAGTCTCCACTTTTGGATGAAATCATCTGCGACAAAGCTACGCTGGAGCAGTTATTCAGCCGCTTACAGGAACTGATGCCGGAGGCCGAAAAAATCGGTCGTCTTCGTCTTCAGGATATGTCCGACGAGGCAATTGCTGATATTCTCGGCGTCAAGCGCACAACCTTTCGTTCACGCCTGGCAAAAGCAAAGGCTGTTCTCGCTGTAGAATATCCCGATTTCTTCTAAATGTAAGCCAACACTCCGGCTGCTTTCCCGGCAGTCGGAGATTTTTATTACTTTTTCTTATTTTCCTTCGTCAAAACGGTTTCCTCATCTCCAGTGGTAAGTGTAAGGCACAGAACAACAGCCTTTCAGATTGGAGGTGAACACCATGAGACAGTCCCATCACAATAGCCGCAGGGACGATGCCGAAGTGATTAAGGTTTTGACCTCAATCAGTGTCGTATCCAGCAGTCTAGCAAGGAACATGAGTATCCTTGCAGCACAAAGACAATCCGAGGAAGGAGGAAGATTCCATGAGCAAAATGAACGACATGGCCATGACCATCGAAGAACTGCGAGGTGCAGCTGCCGCCATCTCTGATGCAGCCGATTGGCTGTCTAAGCAGTTTAGCGGTGATGCCGATGAGCAGCCTGTGAAAGAAACTGCTCCACAACCAGAGCCGAAACCACAGCTGACGCTGGAGCAGGTACGAGCTGTACTAGCAGATAAATCCCGTGCCGGTCACACCGCTGCTGTACGTGAGTTGCTTCTGAAATATGGAGCCAGCAAGCTGTCACAGATTGACTCGGCAAATTATGAAGCCCTCTTGAGGGAAGCGGAGGTGCTTGGCAATGCCACCTAATGGACATGCAATTCTCTCCGCCTCCTCTGCCAATCGCTGGCTCCACTGTCCACCTTCTGCAAGGCTTGGTGAAAGCTACGAAGATAAAGGCAGCGACTACACAGCGGAAGGCACCGATGCACACAGCCTATGCGAGTATAAGCTCCGCAAGGCGCTGGGCCAGAAGGCCAAGAATCCTACCAAGAAGCTGTCCTGGTACAGCGAAGAAATGGAGGATTGTGCTACTGGCTACGCCGCCTACATCCTTGAGCAGGTAGAAGCTGCCAAGCAGACCTGCGCTGACCCGGTCGTCCTGATTGAACAGCGAGTGGATTTCTCCCGTTGGGTAGAACAGGGCTTCGGCACTGCAGACTGCATCGTCATCGCAGACGGTATACTTCGCATTTGCGATTACAAGCATGGCTTGGGCATCCTCGTTTCGGCTGAGGATAATCCGCAGATGAAATGCTACGCACTCGGCGCTTTGGAGCTGTTCGATGGCATCTACGACATCGATACGGTCAGCATGACTATCTACCAGCCCAGACGCCAAAACATCTCTACTTGTGAGATTTCCAAGGACGAGCTTTACCGTTGGGCCGAAGAAGTCCTGAAGCCTACCGCAGCCTTGGCCTTTGCCGGTGGCGGTAATTACCTGTGCGGCGAGTGGTGTGGCTTCTGTAAGGCCAAGCATGAATGCCGGGCCAGAGCGGAAGCAAATCTCTCACTTGCACAGCACGACTTCAAGCTGCCCCCACTATTGGAGGATACGGAAATAGAAGTCATTCTCTCCCGTGTGGACGAGCTGGTAGCATGGGCTTCCGATATTAAGGAATACGCCCTACGTCAGGCAGTCAGCGGTAAAGAATGGAACGGCTAGAAGCTGGTCGAAGGTCGCTCTAACCGGAAATACACCAATGAAGCTGCTGTCATTCAGGCAGTAAGCGAGGCAGGCTTCGACCCGTATGAGAAGAAGCTGCTGGGTATCACAGCATTACAAAAGCTTCTCGGCAAATCTCGTTTCGATGAACTTCTGACCGGCTTTATTGAAAAGCCGCAAGGCAAACCAACGCTCGTGCCGGAGAGCGACAAACGCCCGGCAATGAATAACGCAAAAAATGATTTTATGGAGGAAAATGACAATGAGTAAAAATATTAAAACTGCAAATCCCATGAAGGTAATCACTGACCCGGACACCCGTTGGAGCTATGCCAACGTCTGGGAGCCTAAATCTATCAACGGCGGCACCTCAAAGTACAGCGTCAGCCTCATCATCCCGAAGTCCGACACAAAGACTGTCACGGTTCACGGCACAGTGCCGATCGTTGATGAGAAAGGTAACCCAGACACCAAGGAGGTGGATTTCACTTTCAATGAAACTGGGCAGTCGGAACTGACGGTTACTTATAAAATGAATGATGAAGAGGTCAAAACCTTTTATCCGAAAAAGACCTGTATCAATGGCAGACATATTCTCACACTCTTTTTGCCCATTACACAGGTTATTGCCAACAGTGAAAATACGCTGTCAGTCTATTTCAAAATGGCAGGTGGAACGCTGACCATCGGAGAATCACAAATCCGTGCAACCATCAGCGGACAAGGGCTTGTGGCTGGCATCGGTGACTGGAACGGACGCATCAGTATTTCTGAAACCATTGACCGTATTCCGATTGCACAGGCTTCCTTTGGTTACGATGCCTTTACGGATACAACAGCAGTGGTGTTCCCAAGAATTATGCTTCGTCCTATTACACAGCCGATTACACGCATTCCAATTCTGGAAAGAGAGTTCACTTATCATCGCTTGAATGAACGGGTGACGGCTATAGAGGTTATCAAAACCTTTACTATGGATAAGGATTTTCCACCGCATTATGACCAGACAGTTATAGAAATCAATGAAGATGGTGCGTTCTGCATGATTAGTGATTATGTATTTGTATCCTCAGCAGAGGAAATCAATGCTGGGCAATTACAGCATCTGACGGTTGATACAGTTCAGTTTGAACGGGTGGAGAATTTGGAGGTGACAACGTGCTGATAGATGAAACAAAATATATCTGGTCGAAGTGGCAGCAGCCTGCCTTCACGGACAATGAAACGTGGGGCAAGGTTTCTGCCACTTCTGTGCATGAGGTGTCCGGCATGGATTATTCCGCCTTCCATGCATTGGATGGTAATGCCGATACCCATTGGGAAGGTGCAGAGGGTGTAATTGATGTGCAGCTTATTTGGCATTTTGATAAGCCACTGAAAATCTATCGAATAGAGCTGGTCAACAAACCCACAGGCAATATTCATATCACAAAATCTGTAGAAGTGTATGCAGACGAAGATATGACCGAGCCATTGCTGACAGGAGAGTTCCCCACAGAATCAAAGAGCGAATGCAATATGGAACCGGCACAACCATTTCCCTGTGACTGCATTGTGCTTCATCTTTCTGCTGATGCAGATAGCAGTGTCAAATATGTAGGACTGACTGAAATCCGCCTTATTGCAGAAGTCGGACAGGAAAAGACGGTACTGCTCCCGTTCCTTAATACTGCGGAGAATATGGAGTATATCAGCAATGGCTATAACGATGACCGTACCTTTAGTACAGAGGGATTGGACGGCTTTATGTTTAACGGCATCACCGCCAATCCGCTGTATGTTTCAAGCAATCACTGGATTGGATTTGGTGCCAACACGGAACAACTTAGAATTCTCCGCAGGGATGGCTGTTCCACGGCTATCTATCGTCAGCTTGGAGAAACCACCAACGGACTGCAATTCCTCAAAATGCGATTTGAGGGATACACGGCATACAACAACCGAGTGGATGCCACAAGTCTGATTTTTGAACTGTTCCTGCTCTCCAACAACGATATGTTTCTCAATATCATTCAGACACCGACCGATGTCGGGTATCTGGGAACCTCGGATTTGATATGCGGAGGAACTACCACGGCACTTACACTGGCAGACGGCAGTGGCGGCGGTACGCAGGTCAGCTTTTACCATGAGGACGAAGGCGGCCGCACATGGAATATTGTGTATGCCATGTATGAAGAAACGGATACCTATTCCTTTGCCTATCTTCTTCGGCAGGCAGACACTTTTTATACCTACGCAGAAGGAGCATTGGTGGCTGTATCAATTGAAAATCTGACAGCGGCGATGTTCTTGAAATATGGTTTTGAGGAGATTCCTCCCGCAGAAATTCTGACACCAATCGACAATATGCAGATGTATCTATGGAAAGCCGGAGGAACAGAAGAACTCTTAAAAGCCAATGTGAAAGCCTATCCGTATCCGCAGGTATTGGATGTGGTTGCAGACATGAGCCATATTTCTATTCTTGGAATCAAGATGATGACGGCAGAATATTCCGGCGATGTTACCGTGTCGATTTCTGTCAATAACGGTCAAACCTATTTGGAAGATATGCCCCTTGGCGAGTGGTTGAACACTGATGTGGAGGAGCTTTATAACAGCCTAAGTGAAGAAAAGCGGCTGTTCTTGCGATTTACGCTTCATGACAATGCTACTATCTCACGATTCAAAATAACCTACATCTATTAAAGGAGGATGAGAAAATGCTTAAAGGCTTAATGAAAATAGAACTTACAGATGTCCATACAGGCAAAACCGAAACCGTGCTGGAGCAGAATATGGTGACCAATGCACTGGCAAATATTTTCAAACCGATGGGACTGGATAAATCTCCAAGTAAGATGTTAAACGGTATGAACCCATACTATCAGACTGTGCTTGGCGGTCTGCTGCTCTTTGATTCGGAAATTGAGGAGAATGCTGACAATCTCTATCCGCCATCCACAGTCAATTTGATCGGCTGTGCTTCCTATGGAGTGCAGAATAACACCACGGGAACGCTCCGTGGCGGTTTCAATCAGACAGAAAGCGAATTGAATATGACTGACCGTTACATGAAATATGTGTATGACTTTACTACCTCGCAGGCAAATGGCACCATAGCCTGTGTCTGCCTAACTCATAAAAACGCAGGCTACAGTTCTTACGGTGGTAAGGATTCTCCCTTTGGCAGTAACTATGGACTTGGTATGCAGGTTTGTGACGGACATTTGCAATATGTACACAACAATTATACTGGAGCAAGCACTGGGGATAAATATTCTGGAATTAGTATTGGTACAACAGAAGCAATTTTCCTCATCAATACGGCAGAGGATGCTGTGTATTATTTTCGGATTGATAACTCCACGAAAATCACAATTACAAAACGCAGAGCCTATATGAAGTCGGTGTCGGTACTGGAGAATCCGTATTCCAAGAAGCCACTCATGGATTCTTTTGAACTGGAGGAACTGAAAACAGAACTGCCGACCAATTATATCTCCTACAATTTTGACCCTGCCGACAACTGCCTGTATATTGTAAATAGTGCAGCTTACTATCTTGAAGCAAACGGTACTTTTTATATTACGAAGGTCAATTTCTCCACTTGGAAGGTTACACAGTACACCATGACGAACACCACATCAGAGCGAATCAACCTCAACGGTATGCGTTCTTCCTACTGTCACAGAGGTTATTTTATCTTCCGTGGCTACACCAATTCCAATCATATATTTAAGATGGAGATTGGTAATTCTGCAAATGTGGAACAGCTGAAGCTTGTGAATCTTACAAGTATTACAGGATCGTTTGCAATGGGCATCAACGGCAGAGTTTATATTGAGGGTTATGGCAGTAGTACCTATTATTTATATGTCATCAACCTTGATACCAATGAAATTCTAAAGGTGGAGGCATCCCGCATTATTGGCGGCAGTAACTATCCCTGCTACACACCAGTGCTGAATGAACCGATGCTGTGGTACGGAAGCTACGGCAGCTGGTCAACCATTGGTTATTTCATTATGTTAAACTATCTTGCTACCATCAATAACCTGTCTGAGCCTGTGACGAAAACGGCGGATAAAACCATGAAAGTCACTTATATCATTCAGGAACAGTAACAACTCAATATTTGGAATCAAGCGACTGCCCATAGTGGGTGGCCGCTTTTTTCATACAAAAAATCAAAGAAAGCGAGGAAATTAACATGAAAGAATTCTGGAACACGATTCAATTTGCTTTTGCTGCCATTGGAGGTTGGCTCGGCTACTTCCTTGGTGGCTGTGATGGGCTGCTCTATGCGCTGATTGCCTTTGTGGTAGCAGATTACATTACCGGTGTGATGTGCGCCATTGCTGATAAAACGCCCTCCAGCGAGGTAGGCTTCAAGGGCATCTGCCGCAAGGTGCTGATTTTTCTTCTGGTCGGCATTGCCAACATTTTAGACGTTCAGGTCATCGGCACCGGTAGCGTACTTCGTACTGCCATCATCTTTTTCTACATCTCCAATGAAGGTGTATCCCTTCTGGAAAACGCCGGCCATCTTGGCCTGCCTTATCCAGAGAAACTAAAATCTGTGCTGCAGCAACTACACGACCGCAGCGAGAAGGAGGACAAATAATATGGTCTATACAAACAGTCTCTTAGTTGTTTATACCGGGCTTAGCCCAAATCATTCTGGACAGAGAACACACTCAATCGACCGCATCACACCCCACTGTGTGGTCGGTCAGCTATCCGCAGAAACCATCTGTGCCTGCTTCCCGGCAGGCCGTGATGCAAGTTGCAATTACGGCATTGGCACGGATGGCAGAGTGTCCTTGTGTGTGGAGGAAAAGAACCGTTCTTGGTGTACCTCCAGCAGTGCAAACGACCAGAGAGCCATCACCATCGAGTGCGCCAGTGATAAGACAGAGCCGTATACCATGAACAGTGCCGTATATGCGACCCTCATCAAACTCTGTACGGACATTTGCAGGCGTAACGGCAAGAGCAAACTTTTGTGGTTTGCAGATAAGGACAAGTCCTTGAATTACAATCCAAAGTCTGATGAGATGGTGATTACGGTACATCGTTGGTTTGCCAATAAAAGCTGTCCGGGCGATTGGCTGTATGCAAGGCTTGGAGATTTGGCAGCAAAGGTTACAGCGGCTCTTGGCGGTTCTCAGCAGGAGCCTGCCACTGACAAAACAGTATGGTATCGTGTGCGTAAGACTTGGTCAGACAGCAAAAGTCAGCTTGGTGCCTACAAGGTGCTGGCCAATGCAAAGGTAAAGGTAGATGCCAATCCTGGCTATGCTGTTTTTGATGAAAATGGCACCATCATCTATGGCACTGCTACCAATACCGGCTTTGCGCCTTACATGGTAAGTGTCACCATTGACAATCTGAACATCCGCAAAGGCCCTGGAACCAACTATGACACGGTCGGCAAGTTTACCGGTAAGGGCTGCTTTACTATCGTGGAGGAAGCTAGTGGTCAAGGAGCTTCCAAATGGGGCCTTCTGAAATCCTACGCTGATGGACATAACGGCTGGATTTCACTGGACTTTGCAAAACGAATTTAATACTCATCTGACTTCTGGGCCTGTGGGAGAAATCCTGCAGGCCTTTTTCTTTTTGAAAAAATATCGTTACGGCTTCGTCAAAACGGCCTGCTCACCTCCAGAGGATAGTGAGGAACTACCTCAGATTGGAGGCCCATCATGGCAAACGAACAACGAAGCATATTAACACCAATATCTCTTGAAGAGCTACCGATACTTGCTCCGCCGACACCGCCCTCTACAGAACAATTGCAGCGTGATGCCGGTTATCATAAGGCTCAGCAGCTGCTTCAAAATATGCTGGATTCTGGACTTATTTCCTTGTCAGAATACAACAAAATAACGCTTCTAAATCGGAAAACTTTCTCCCCACATTTGGCCGAGATAATGCCCGATATAACTGGATAATAAGCGCACTTAGAGGTAATATGTGACACTGACAAGGAGGTGATAGCTTGAAAACAATCACAAAACTACAGCAGGTTCAAGCTCCTGCTGAAAAGAAAAAGCTCCGTGTAGCGGCCTACTGCCGAGTGTCAACTGGCAGTGATGCACAGCTCGAAAGTCTGGATACGCAAAAGACATATTTTGAGAATTACATCAATTCCAGAAGAGACTGGGAGCTTGCTGGTATTTACTTCGATGAAGGGATTACCGGCACAAAAAAGGAAAAGAGAACGGCACTACTTCAGCTCATGACCGATTGTGAAAACCATCAAATCGATATGGTTATCACAAAGTCACTGAGCCGTTTTTCCAGAAACACAACGGACTGCTTGGAGCTGGTCAGACGCCTGCTTGCAGTAAATGTACCTATCTTTTTTGAAAAGGAAAATTTGAATACCGGTTCTATGGAAAGTGAGCTGATGCTGGCAATTCTAAGCTCGATGGCTGAGGGAGAATCCACCTCGACCTCTGAAAACACCAAGTGGGCCGTACAGAAACGTTTCCAAAATGGCACCTTCAAAATCAGTTATCCACCCTACGGCTACGAATGGGACAGAGAAGAAATGAAGGTAAATCCAGAACAGGCTGAAGTAGTGAAGCAAATATTTTCAGCTTTTCTTTCTGGCATTGGTATTAATCAGATTGCCAAAGATTTCAATGACCGTCAGATACCTACCATGAAAGGCGGAAGGTGGTCGCACGGCACCATCAAGGGGATTCTGACAAACGAGAAGTACACCGGCGATGTTGTTTTCCAAAAGACCTACACAGATGCACAGTTCAATCGGCATCAGAACAACGGTCAAAAAGACCAGTATTTCTGCTCCGAGCATCACGAGGCAATTATTAGCCATGAGGATTTTGAACTGGCCGCACGCCTGTTGGAACAACATAGAATTGAAAAAGGAATCGTAAAAGGTGGCGACAGATACCAACAGCGCTACGCCTTTTCCGGCAAAATCATCTGTGGTGAATGCGGCGCAACCTTCCGCAGACGCATGCACTCATGCGTTGGTCATAAGTACGTCGCTTGGCTTTGCAACACGCATCTAGCGGATACCAAGGCCTGTTCCATGCTTTACATTCGAAACGATGACCTTGAACACGCATACCTAACCATGATGAACAAACTCATCTTCAGCAGAAAGGTGCTTCTGACTCCACTCTTAGAGCAGCTCAAAAGCACCAGTGAGGATGACGGCATTCGTCGCATTCGAGAGCTTGAAAGACTGCTGCTACAAATCACTGAACAGCGACAAACCTTGCAGCGTTTGATGGCACAAGGCTACCTTGACCAGATTATTTTCACCCAGCAGAAAAATGAGCTGATGACGCAGACGGAAGCCTGCAAGGCAGAAATCGAAATGCTGCAAAACAACAGCGGCCAAGCCTCTACCAGAATTGTGGAGCTTCAAAAGCTCCTGCATTTCACAGAGCACTCTGATATGCTACAGGAATTTAATGAGGAATTATTTATAGAATATGCAGACCGCATCATTATTTACAGCCGAGAAGAAATCGGCATTCAACTGAAATGCGGATTAACGCTGCAAGAAAGGATGTGATTTTATGGGCCACACACCCTATGGCTATCGAATAGAAAACGGTCAGGCTGTTATTGATGAAGCTGCTGCCGCTACCATTCGGGAGCTTTACAAGAATTATTTATCTGGCATGGCTCTCAGCGATGCCGCCAAGAAAGCAGGCCTTGACACCTACCACGGAACAGCCAAGCGGATAATGCTTAATAAACACTACTTGGGCGATGACTTTTATCCGGCAATCATCGACAAAGCCACCTTTGATGCTATCCCGATTGAATTGGAAAAACGTGCTGACAAGTTAGGACGTCTTGACCTGAAACGTACTCCACATGTAAAACCTATACCAACAGATTTTCTTATGGGTCAGGTGGAACAGGAGCTATCAAATCCACTAAAGCAGGCAGAATACCTGTATAGCCTTATCAGACCGGAGGTGATTACCAATGGCACAAAGTAAGGTTATGGTCATTCCCGCCAGACGGCAGGTCGGGAACACCATCAATGCAGCTGAGAAGCCAAAGCTCCGAGTCGCAGCGTACTGCCGTGTCAGTACAGACAGCGATGAGCAGGCCACAAGCTATGACGCACAGATTGAGCATTACACGGAGTACATTTCCAAGAATCCAGAATGGCAGCTTGCAGGCATCTTTGCCGATGATGGTATATCCGGCACCAACACAAAAAAGCGTACAGAGTTCAATCGCATGATTGATGAATGCATGGCTGGTAACATCGACATGATAATTACAAAGTCCATCAGCCGATTTGCCCGAAACACGCTGGACTGCCTGAAATTTATCCGCCAGCTAAAGGATAAGAATATCCCCGTTTACTTTGAGAAGGAATCTATCAACACGATGGATGCCAAGGGCGAAGTACTCCTTACCATTATGGCCTCTCTGGCCCAGCAGGGAAAGGTTCAGGTCAATCATAACCATTTTCTTGGATATACCAAGGACGCCGATGGCAATCTTATCATTGACCCGGAGCAGGCTGAAACTGTCAAACTTATCTATCGAGAATACCTGGAAGGCTACAGCATGGACAAAATAGCCGCCGGGCTCATGGCTGACGGTATTCTCACCGGCGCAGGCAAGACTAAATGGTGGACGAGCACCATCAATGCAATTCTACGCAACGAGAAATACATCGGTGACGCCCTTCTCCAAAAGACTTACACCACCGACTTTCTCAGCAAAACCAGAATCAAGAATAATGGCACCGTTCCACAATATTATGTAGAAGGCAATCACGACGCCATTATTCCAAAGGAAATCTTCATGCAGGTGCAGGAAGAACTGGTGCGCAGGCGAGTGGTGCATACCAGCGCCAACGGACGCAAACGCAGCTACAGCAGTAACCATTGCTTCTCCCAGCTTATCTTCTGCGGTGAATGCAATGAAATGTTCCGTCGCATCCACTGGAACAATCGCGGCTGCAAATCCATTGTATGGCGCTGCGAAAGCCGCCTGCAAAACACCGGCGTCGCCTGCCGGGCCAGAACAGTCAGCGAGGAGCTGCTGCAGAGCATAATCCTGAAAGCCATTAACGAAATGATTCTGGATAAAAGCGGCTATATGAAAATGCTGCAAGAAAATATCGCTACGGTCATCCGCAACGACGCCAGCGCCTCCACGGACGACATTGACGCCAAGCTGCTGGAACTGCAAAAAGAACTTTTCAAGAAAGCCAACAATCGTGATGCCTATGATAACATTGCCGAGGAGATTTTCCAGCTCCGGGAGCTAAAAGCAAAATCCGAAACTGACAGCGTTATCCGTGATGAAAAGCTAACCCGAATTACCGAGCTATGCGATTTTCTAAAGACCCAGCCCAGCGAGATTACAACCTTTGATGAAAGCCTTGTTCGCAGGATGATACAGAAAATCACCGTGTTTGACAACCACTTTACGGTGGTGTTCAAGTCTGGGATAAGTGTTGATATTGAAGAATAATACCTACGAAAGAAGGCCCTCACCACTGGAATAATATCCGGTGATGGGGAGCCTTTACTATAATCCCATATACTCTTTCAATTCATCTATCGTTGGAGAAATCTTTCCATTTCTGAATCTTAATTTTTCTATAGATAGGCCATCAAATAACGCCATATTTTTATATTTACTTATCACGGAATATTCGTCTTTATTAATAACATCACCATGCGCACCTTTGTTTCGCAAATCATAAAGTTCTTCTAGAACTTCAGACAATGTATAATCAGTAGCTTCCAAATCAATATTGTGTTCTTTCACATATTCTTTCATTTTAAACCACATTAAATGTTTTGTAGGCTTTTCCGGAATATCTATCATTTGAATTATCTCGTTAACCTCATGCTCAATAATGGCACAATATTGCTTAACCAAAATACTAGGCGCAATAGAAAACCTTTCATCCTTAAAATAGTAATCTTCTTCAATCACATCCGCAGCTACTAAATCTAAAATCGAAGCCTTGTCCAAACCAGAATATTGGTTTTTATAAAGCATGTATATACTATTTATTTTGTTAGAGCTGTGCCAATCTACTATGATAAATTCTTCTTGTCGATCGCTTTCGTAAATTTGGATGCTCTCAAGCTCATCGTCAAGATCAGCTATCATATAAATGTGTTTTATATAAAAGTCCAACTTTTTCATTAAAATACAATATGCTGTTTGAAAAAAAGCAAGCATAGCCGAATAACAGCAACTCTGATATTCACCTTTCATGGTATATTCAGCCATATTCGTTTGCATCAGTTCTTTGATAACAGCAATGTCATTTTGTCCTAATTTTTCTCCGGTAAGTGCCTTTTCTCTAGCAGTTGGATCTTTAACAAAAGTATTAAGATAGGCTGCATAATGCTTTGTCTCCGAATTAGTTAGTGCTAAAAGCCCTTGCAAATATTGAACTATAAATTTGTCATTTATACTATCTCTATTTAAAAGCCCGATGCACTGTGCCAAAAGTACAAGTGCAAACTCTCTTTCGCCATTAAATACCGAATGGCTTACTAATATATTGTCTCCATCATCTATATAGCAGCCTTTGAGAATGTTTTTTATTTCACTATATGGTATTATCATTTCTCGTCCTCCTTCTTGCAATCACATTAATACCAGGCTGACATTCCTTCTTTTAATACAATGCCATCATTATATGCATCGCATATTTTGCTGATAGCATGGTCTGCAAAAAAGGTGCTTGTAAAAGATTCTGTAGCAGAAGGCCACTCATCTTCGGTTAATTCATCCTCGTTCTCTTCTTTCCTCATCCTGTTTATTGATTCACGCATTTCGTTCTGATCATCAACAGAAACCTCATGGGAAAAATCCATTGGTGCTAACTCCAAAATATCAATCGTCTCTTGTTCCTTATCAATTATTATTATACCATGTCCATTTTCTTCATTGCCTTCTGGAAAGTACCAATAGACAATATATCGAATTCCTTCTTCTATTAACTTAAATGTCACCAT